GATCACATGTATTCAAAAGTCCTTAGACATATAAAAGCAAAAGATCTAAGGGAAACTATATCTCTTAGGTTCACTGACATCCTCAATCCAGTCTTCTGGATTGGGGATTCTCTCAAGCCTGAGGTTAATGAAAAACTCATGCAGTTTGCAGAGGCATTTGTTGCTTTTGTTGATATGGATGAGAGAGCGATAGTAGATGTGCTATTGCTTGGTGGTAATGCAGGGTATAATTACACACAATACTCTGACTTGGATGTGCATATTGTTGTAGATCCTAAGTTCATACCTGATTGTAACCCAGACTTACTTGACCAATACTACATGGACAAGAAAACACTGTGGGAATTGACTCATAATGTGACAATCTATGGTGTAAAAGCAGAACCCTATATTGAAAGACCAGGCATCACAAGAAAGAAGAGTCAAGGTGTTTGGAGTATTATGAAGAAGAGTTGGATACAAGAACCAACACCTTTTGAGGGTGATGTGGATGAAAAAGAGATAGAGAAGAAGGTAAACAATTTTATAAATCAAATCAATTCACTAATCAAAGCATCTGATGCTGATGGTCTGAAGAATCTAGTAAAGAAACTAAGAGATTCAAGAGGAACATCACTACAAAAGTATGGTGAGTATGGATTTGAGAACATGGTATTCAAAGAGTTACGAAATCAAGGATATATTGACAAGATACGTACAGTTGTGGTAAACTTAAAGTCAAAGAGTCTTTCTTTATGATCAAAATTATAATATTCAAAAATGACCTCGTTCTAATCGCAAGACTTGAAGAGGTTGGATCTGAGATGGGTGAACCCGATTGCAAACTTACAGAACCATATCAGTTGAAGGGTGAGTTTCTAGAGTCATGGCCATCATTCTCTATGCAGCGTGAGATGATGGTGCATTCAGATAGTTTTCTTACTATATTAGAACCAGACAAGCACCACTTAGACAAGTATCAAGCGTTGACTGCTAAGAATGTCACAGAAAAGTCTTAGAATATTATGGTTATATCCTAATCAACATATGAGAGTGACACCACCAGGTGGTGTTGCAATTATAACTGCATGTTTGAAGAGAGCAGGTTATAATAACATAGAATTATTTGATGCCACATGGTATCCAGTGGATGAGGAAGAATTTTCAAGACCAGATAGAGATAAGGAGAGGGAAAAAAGACAAATGTTCCCAGAGTACAAGTGGGAAAGAGATGATATAGAACCTAATTTCTTTACTTTAGAGAATGAGAATATGTATGTTGCTTGGAGAAAGAAAGTATTAGAATATAAACCAGATGTTATTATATCCTCAATAGTAGAGGACACATATTATATCTGGCGTAAATTTATGGATCAGATAAAGGATCAAAAATTTATTAGTGTCGTTGGTGGTGTGTTTATAACATACAATCCAAAAGAATTTGTTGGTAAAGCAGATTATATTTGCAGAGGTGAGGGAGATGAGGTAATACCAGAGTTGATGGACTTGATAAGTGATGGTAAAGACGGACATCATTTACCAAACATCTACCCAAACGAGATGAGACCTGCATTGAATGTCAACACTCTTCCACCCACTGACCATGAGATATTTGATAAGAGATCATTGTATAGACCGTTTCAAGGTAGGATAATCAAGGTTGCCACCGTCGAAACACAACGTGGATGCCCATTCAAGTGTAAATTTTGCAACTCACCATCAAATGCAGGGATTTATAAAGAGGAGACTGATAGTTTGTTCTTCAGACACAGGACGGTTGAACACATAGAGATGGAGATACAGCATCTTATAAAGACTATTGATGTAGAATTCCTATGGATAGTGACAGACACATTACTCACAACATCAAAGAAAAAATTTGATGAGTTTTGTGACATGTATTCCAAGTATAAGATACCTTTCTTTGCTCAAACAAGACCAGAACTATTATCACCTCATCAAGCAAAGAGATTAGTGGAGATAGGGTGTGAAAAATTGAACATGGGTGTGGAGCATGGCGATCCACAGTTTCGTAAAGATGTTATAGGTAGAGTCTATGATAATCAAAAAGCAATTGATGCTTTTAGAATCGCCAAAGAAGCAGGTTTATCCACTACATGTAATTTCATAATAGGTTATCCTTATGAAACTATGGAACATTGCATGAAGTCTGTTGACTTAGCAGCACAACTTGGATGTGATGATACTAATGCTTTCATATACACTCCTTATCATGGCACACCCATGAGAGATATGTGTGTAGATGCTGGTTTTATAGACAAAGATCTAATCGTTGAGATGAGAAGTGATGACCAAGGATCTTTTCTTGACATGCCACCACCCTACATGAGTAGGGAAGATATTCAGTACATGTTTGACAACTTCGTGACACTGTACCGTGAACGTGCTAAGATGCTCGTATGAGATACTATACAAACGTGCAGATGGTCGGGAATGATTTTCTCGTCCGTGGATATGAGAATGGAAAAAACTTTACCACAAGGGAAAAGTTTCAACCAACCATGTTCATTCCTAGTAAAAAGAAAACTAAGTACAAAACATTAGATGGTAAGTATGTACAGAGTATTCAACCTGGTACTGTACGTGAAACTAGAGATTTTATAAAGCAGCATGGTGAGGTAAAAGGGTTTGATATCTACGGAAACAACAGATACATCTACCAATACATCTCTGAAAAATATCCAGAGACTGAAATCAAATTTGACATCAATAAAATCAAGTTAGTTACGATTGATATTGAGGTGAAATCTGAAAAAGGATTTCCTACAGTAGAGGCATGTGATGAGGAGATGTTGTGCATCACACTACAAGACTATGCTACCAAAAGAATCCTCACATTCGGTGTAGGTCCTTATCATCACAACGATAAGATGGTCAAGTATGTGCAATGTAATGATGAGTATGATCTGCTTCAGCATTTTGTAAATTTCTGGTCACATGATCCACCAGAAGTTGTGACTGGTTGGAACTGTCAGTTATATGATATACCATACCTTGCTAAAAGGATCACTAGGGTGCTTGGAGACAAGGCATGTAAGAAACTATCCCCTTGGGGTTTGGTAACTCATGAGGAGATTTACATGCAGGGTAGAGCACACACTGTGTATGATATTGGCGGTGTCACAGTCTTAGATTACCTTGATTTGTACAAAAAATTCACATATAAGGCACAGGAATCATACCGTCTTGACTACATAGGAGAGGTAGAACTAGGTCAGAAGAAGTTAGATCACTCTGAATATGATACCTTCAAAGAATTTTATACGAAAGCGTGGAATAAGTTTGTAGATTACAACATTCAAGACGTTAGACTTGTTGACTCCCTTGAGGAGAAGATGAAACTGATTGAACTAGCAGTTACTATGGCATACGATGCCAAGGTAAACTTCACGGATGTTTTTTATCAGGTTCGTATGTGGGACATGATAATCTACAACGATCTAAAAAGAAAGGGCATAGTCATACCACCCAAAAAGGATCAAGATAAAGCAGAGAAATATGCAGGTGCATATGTAAAAGAACCAAAACCAGGCATGTATGACTGGGTTGTATCGTTTGACTTGAATTCTCTGTATCCTCATCTTATAATGCAGTATAATATATCTCCCGAAACTGTTCTTGATGAACGGTATCCATCAGTTTCTGTCGATAAACTGTTGAATGAGGAGGTAGATCTATCTAATCTCAAGGACGTAACTGTATGTCCTAATGGTGCGATGTTCACCACTAAGAAACGTGGTTTCTTACCCAAGTTGATGGAGAAAATTTACAATGAACGTGTCATCTTCAAGAAAAAGATGTTACAAGCGAAGAAAGACTATGAGAAGTCACCGTCAAAGAAACTTGAAAGAGAGATTGCAAGGTGCAACAACATCCAGATGGCGAAAAAGATCCAACTTAATAGTGCTTATGGTGCTATCGGCAATAATTACTTTCGTTATTATAAGTTGGAGAATGCTGAGGCTATTACTCTTGGTGGTCAGTTCAGCATACGATGGATCGAAAGAAAAGTAAACGAGTACATGAACAATGTACTGAAAACAAAGGAGAAAGACTATGTTATTGCTTCAGATACTGATTCCATTTATCTTCATATGGGTCCTCTGGTTGAAGTTGTATACAAAGGGAGAGAGAAAACTGCTGAAAGCATCGTCACGTTCATTGATAAGGTCTGTCAGATGGAACTTGAAGGTTATATTTCGAGTTCTTATGAAGCGTTGGCCACGTACGTAAACGCATATGAACAGAAAATGTTCATGAAACGTGAGACTATCGCTGAACGTGGAATATGGACTGCAAAAAAACGCTACATACTCAATGCATGGGATATAGAGGGAGTAAGATTTGCTGAACCAAAACTGAAGATGATGGGAATAGAAGCAGTCAAATCTTCTACACCTGCACCTTGCAGAAAGATGATCAAGGAAGCACTGAATATTATAATGAGTCAAACTGAAGATGATGTCATCAATTATATTGAGACGATGAGGAGTGACTTCAAAAAACTTGACCCTGCTATGGTTGCATTCCCTAGATCGTGCAATAATCTTGCAAAGTATGTCAGCAACTTATCAATATATTCTAAGGGTACACCTATACACGTAAGAGGATCTCTCCTCTATAATCATTATGTCAAGAAAAATAACTTGGAGGCAAAGTATAGTGCCATTGCTAATGGTGAGAAGATAAAATTTGTTTATCTTACAAAACCCAACCCTATCAGAGAAAATGTGATATCATTTATATCTGATTTCCCTATTGAACTGGGTCTAGGAAAGTATATTGACTACGACCTCATGTTTGAAAAATCATTTCTCGAACCATTGAAAGCAATACTTGATGCTATCGGATGGGAGGTCGAGAAGACTGCAACATTAGAATCATTTTTTATCTAAATGGATTTACCAATCAACGACAAAGATCTTAGCACCATAGTAAGTGCTTTACATCTTGGAGGAGACACATCTTTATATCAAAGACTAAAGATAGTCAAGGAAGTCAGAGAGATGTATCCTGATGGTCCTTACAAAAAAATTATAAGAGAGAAGTATGGTATGGTGATCTAATGTTTTTTGATAAAGTGAGTCTTGTCACTGGAGGATTTGATCCTATACACAGTGGACATATTCGTTATTTTGAACGAGCAAAGGATCTATCAAACTACCTCATAGTAGGTTTGAATGGTGATCCTTGGTTGAAAAGAAAGAAGGGTCAGTACTTTCAATCATGGACTGAACGTGCTGACATTATAAGACATCTCAACATGGTTGATGCTGTAATATCATGGGATGACGCAGATGATTCTGCCTGTGGTGCTATAGATAAGTGTCTTGAGATTTCTAACAAGGTGATATTCTGTAATGGTGGTGACCGTGGAAAGGGAAACACACCTGAACTTGACAAATTCCAGTCAAATGATAGAATTATATTTGAATGGGGTATCGGTGGTACAGATAAAATGAACAGCAGTTCATGGATTCTACACGGATACTTTGAAAGACAACGTAAACTTCTTGGCATATGAATTGCTGGCACTGCAATACAGAACTTATATGGGGAGGTGATCACGATTGTGATGACCTTGAGGAGTTCAGT